GGATAAAGAATTCAGAAGTATTATCGAACCGAAGAACGATTATTTTATTGAGCTTGATTTCAACGCAGCAGAATTAAGAACTCTCCTGTCCCTACAAGGCCGAAGCCAACCAGAAGAAGATATGCATGAATGGAATGTCAAGAACGTTTTTAACAGCGAAGTGACACGAGACGAAGCAAAGAAAAGAATTTTTGCTTGGCTTTATAATCCAGAGAGTCATGATTCTTTATGTGAGCACGCATACGGAAGAGAGTCGGTGGTACAAAAGTACTTCACTCAGGGCCAAGTGACAACCTTTTGGGGCAAGACCATTCCATCCGAGAAAAGAACCGCTTTAAATTATATTATTCAGTCAACTTGTGCAGAAAATGTCTTGAGACAAATGATTAAGCTATCTAATTATTTAGAGGGCCGTAAATCAAATGTTGCTTTTCCGATCCATGATTCTGTTGTACTGGACTTCTCGATCGAAGACCGAGAAATCCTCGGAGAAATAGTGAATTTATTTTCAAATACAGAGTTGGGAAAGTTTAAAGTAAATGTAAGTGTGGGAACAAACTTCGGAAATCTTAAGAAGTTAGAGGTTTAAATGAACATTATTGGGCTAGGCGATGCTGGTTGTAATATTGCAGAATGTTTCTCGCAGTATCCACAATATAAAATTTATAAAATAAATGTTGACATCGAGGGTAAGCGATGTTATAATATACCTATACTTGAGACAGCGGAAGAATATGAAGCTTATGGTTATCCAAAAATCCGAACATTCTTCAAGGGACTCAAAGAAGAAACACTTTTTATTATCGGTGGGTCTGGAAAAGTTTCTTGCGGCTCACTTAGAATCCTTGAGAACTTAAAAAGATTACCAGTTTCAATTTTATATATTCAACCAGACTTAGAAATGTTGGACGACACCCAGAGAATGCAAGAAAGATTAGTTAGAAATGTTATTCAAGAATACGCAAGATCAGGAATCTTTGAGAAAGTTTGCTTGGTTTCAAATAGCGCATTGGATACCATTGCAGGCGGAGCACCAGTAATTGGATACTTCGATACTCTGAACGAAGTGCTCGTTCCTTCTCTGCACATGATTAACTTCTTTTCAAACAATAAAGCTGTTTCTGGTGCGATTCCAAAAGCAAAGAAGACACATCGAATTTATACAGTCGGAATCTTCGATACTCAAAAAAATGAAGAAAAAATGTTTTTTTCTCTTGACAACGCTAGAAATAAGTGTTATATTTATGGAGTAAATGAAGAAAAGTTAAAGACTGACAAAAAACTAATGAATAAAATTAAAAAGCAAATTGAGTCAAAGAAAGAGGAAAATCTTGAAATTTCATACGCAATTTATCCAACAGACTATGACTACGACATAGGGTATGTTATCGAAAGAACACCCATTATCCAGAACAAAATTTAATTTCATTTTACACAACAACCAGCAGAGCGAGAGATTTGTCGCTCTGACTATAGCCAATATCGGCACAATTAACCAAAGAGGAGAAGAGAAAGATGGCATTAGACATCAATAAAATTCGAGCACGACTCGATTCAGTAAAAAACAATGGTAAAGCTGGAGGATCATTCTGGCGACCAAAAGACGGAACACAAGCAATTCGAATTGTTCCAACGCAGGACGGCGACCCGTTCAAAGATTACTGGTTCCATTACAACTTAGGACCAGACCAGAAGGGTGGTCTTCTGTGTCCTAAGAAGAATCACGGAGACGATTGTCCTATCTGTAATTTCAAAGATCAGCTTTGGAAAGAATTTAATGAAACCCAAGATCAAGATACGATGAAGATGGCAAAAGACATGTCACCACGTCAGCGTTTCTTTTCACCAGTTCTCGTTCGTGGTGAAGAAGCAGAAGGCATCCGAGTGTGGGGCTATGGCAAAGAGGCATATACATCTTTGTTGAACTTGGTCTTAAATCCAGAATACGGAGATATTACCGATGTTGACGCTGGTACTGATCTGACGTTGACTTATGGAAAGCCACCGGGAGCAAGCTTCCCCAAAACAACTCTTACTCCCCGTCGTCGAACAAGTCCATTATGCGACGAAGCTGTCGGTGGTGATGAGGAATGCACACGACTCTTGGACAATGTTCCAACCTTCGACAATTTATTCCAAGTCAAGTCACAAGATGAGGTTCAACAAGCTCTTGATGGCTTCATCTCGTCCCTCGCTGGAGAGGGAGACGAATCTGAAACATCAGAACTGGTAGTCAACGAAGGAACACCTGATGTCCTCGCTGCCTTTAACGAGTTGACCGGAAACTAGGAATACCTCCGACCGCAGGGAGGCACGGGTCAATAGGTGTCTCATTTTTTAATTATGAAAGAGGAAGTTAATGACAACTGAAAGCAATACCGAAACAACCGCAACGACTCTAACGACAGCAACAGCAGGCGCAAATGCCACTGTACATTATCGTGGAACACTTGAAGATGGCAGTGAATTTGATAATTCTCGCACCCGTGGGGAGCCAATCACCTTTACTGTTGGATCAGGCGAGATGATTGCAGGCTTCAATGCCGCTGTCGATGGAATGTCTGTCGGAGAAACAAAAACTGTAACACTAACTCCGGATCAGGCATACGGAGAAATTAATCCAGAGGCTCAGACTACTTTTCCAAAGTCAGGCTTTCCAGAAGGATTGGAATTGGTTGAGAACATGCCTGTACCACTAAAGACTCCTGACGGTCGCACCCTGATTGGTCGCCTAACAGAGCAACAGGAAGATACAGTAACTATCGACCTGAACCACCCACTAGCAGGACAGACCCTGCAATTTGAGATTGAATTGGTAGAAGTCACAACGACTACAACCACAACAACTACCACCGACGAGGAAATCGCTACCTAATCTCCTACGTGTCTGGCCGCAGGGAGGCACGGGCTTACAGGTGCCTCTTTTTTATTTACGGAGATATAAATGGCAAAGAAAACAAAAACATCTGCTGGAAAGCTTTCTATGGCAGATATGAGAAAAATGATTAATAAAAAGGCGGGAATGAATGTCGCCCATGATCTAAATGAAGAAAGCCCAACAGAAGTAACACAGTGGATCCCCACTGGATCTCGATGGCTTGATTCAATTATTTGTCGAGGAAAATATGCTGGTATTCCAGTAGGAAAAGTTTCTGAAATCGCTGGATTAGAAGCGACAGGCAAATCTTATATGGCCGCACAAATTGCGGCAAATGCTCAAAAGATGGGCATTGATGTTGTTTATTTTGATTCGGAATCCGCTATTGATCCAAGCTTTCTGACTAATGCTGGATGTGATTTAAGTAGGCTTCTTTACGTTCAGGCACAGAGTGTTGAATTTGTATTGGAGACAATCGAACAATTACTTGATTCTGAAAATCAAATGCTATTTATTTGGGACTCCCTAGCTTTGACTCCTGCTATTACAGAAGTGGAAGGCAGCTTCGATCCTATGTCTCAAATGGCTATGAAAGCTCGCATTCTAGCACGAGCAATGTCTAAGTTAACAGTTCCGATTGCAAATGCAAATGCAACTTTCTTAGTTTTAAATCAGTTAAAAACAAATATTACCAGAAACACGGCAGAAGCTATGACTACGCCTTTGGTAACTCCGGGCGGAAAAGCAATGGCTTACGCTTATTCTTTGCGTGTATGGCTCACAGGTCGAAAAGCAAAAGCAAGTTTTGTTGAAGACGAGAACGGTTTCCGCATTGGGTCCGAAGTCAAAGTAAAGCTGGAAAAGTCTCGCTTTGGGACAGCAGGGCGAAAATGTAATTTTAGAATCCTTTGGGGTGGAGAGACAGTCGCTATTCAAGATGATGAGTCGCTTTTCGAAGCAGTAAAGGGTTCAGATAACATTATTCAGTCTGGCGCTTGGTATACAATGGTCCACGAAGATGGAACAACAGATAAGTTTCAGGCAGCTAAGTGGGTTGAAAAGATGCAGGATGATAAGTTTCGTCAGCGTGTTTACCAAATCATGGATGAAGAAGTAATTATGAAATTCGATACACGACAAGGAAGTGCTTCCGATTTCTATGATTCTGAAGAAGAAGCAGACTAATTGGTAATATGGAAGATTCGTTTGTAAAAATTAAATATGACAAGCTAATTTTTGAACTTAAGTTTTTAGAAGCGGATCTTCAATATCATGATTCTATTTTGGAAAAAGGAAGTTCTGAATTTGAATCTCAATGCAGAATAACAATAAAATATCTTGGATTAGAGAAAGTTTTCTATGGAGATGAATCCGCAGCAGAAAACTATGCTAAGAAAGAATCTGAATTAGAACAGGAATCTGCAAACAAAAAGAAACCAAGCAAGCCCGTAGAGCAGCTATTCAGAAAGATAGCTGCTCAAACGCATCCAGATAAACTTATCAAACTGGATGAAGATGAGAGAGAGGCAAAAGAAAAACTCTTTATCGAGGCCACAAAAGCAAAAGATGAAGATAATCTAATGAAGCTTCACGTAATTGCTGCCGATCTCTCAATAAAGATACCAGATATTTCTTTACAAGACATTCTAATGTTTGAAAAAAGAATTCAAGAAATCAAACAAGAGATAGATTCCAGAAAAGGAACGTGGGTCTGGGCTTGGTTAATCGCACCAAAAGGCAAGAAAGAAAAGATTATAGAAGATTATGTTGGCTTTATGGTGAAAACAGTAGTAAAAAAACCATCTGATATGGAGTAGAGATGACTAAAAGACTGATGGTAGTCGATGCCTTAAATGCTTATTTTAGGGCGTACATCGTTGACCCTAGCCTTTCCGAAAATGGCCAGCCAATTGGAGGATATAAGGGCTTTATCAAAATCTTGCAGAAGCTCTGTAGAGAGATGCGTCCTGATGAGGTCGTCATTGCTTGGGATGGTGCCGGTGGCTCACAGAAAAGAAAAGCCACAAATAAAAATTATAAAGAGGGAAGAAAGCCAATCCGCCTTAATCGAGCCGTTCGAACAATGACGGAAGATGAGGAAATGCAGAATAAAGTATGGCAACAATACAGACTGATGGAAATGTTAAATAACATGCCCTTTATTCAAATCGTTAGCGATGGAATCGAGGCAGATGATGTTATTTCCTATGTTGTCCAGAAT